CTGGTGAAGATTTGAGCAAAAACGGTTTAGCGTTGGAATCAGTTTCACTTACTCATTTAGATCAAACGGATCCAAAATTTTTGAATTCCAATAACGCATTTGATGCTGAAGGGTTACGCGCTCTTGCTGCAATTACCGAAGAACGCAGAAAAGAACGTAACCAGATTGAAGCTGATACTCGTGTTGCCATTGAAACTAAGAACTTGGAAGCAAACAAACGCAGTTTAACTCTTGCTCAGGAGCAGGAATGGGCTACTCTTGAACAGGAACGTGAAGTTGAAACTCGTCGTGCTCAGCAGGAATCACAGCTTGCCAAAGAACGTGCCGAAAGAACACGGGAAGCACAGGTTGCTCAGATTGAAGCTGAACAAGCCACCAAGCAAGCAGAAATCAATAGACAGCGTTCTGTTGAAGAAGCTGAAATCAACAAGCGCAAAGCTCTTGAAATTGCTAAACAGGATCAAGAAATTGCTATTGCTACAAAGAGCATGGAACGGTCTGAAGCACAAGCCAAAGCCGATGCTGCCAGAGCAGATGCAGTAACCGCCGAACAGGCAGTTATTACCGCCGAGGAAAAAGCAAAGGCCGACCGTGTTAAGCAAATTGCTCTTATTGAAGCAACCAAGACTGCTGAAGAAGAAGCTACTCGCATACGTATCAGAGCACAAGCTGAATATGAAGCTGCTGATAATAAAGCTAAAGCAATCGAAAGATTAGCACAAGCTCAATTAACCGAAGATGCCGCACGTGCCAAGGGTGAACAGGCAATCAATGAAGCTGCGAATATGTTAAACCAGGAACAGATTGATTTACGTATTAGACTTGCTCTAATTGACCGTTTGCCTGCCATTCTTGAACAAATGGTTAAGCCAATTGAAAAGGTTGATAGTGTTCGTGTTGTTCATATGAGCGGCGGCATGGGCAATATGATGGGCGGCACCGCCGGAGTTGAAGCCAACGGTAATATTGCTGATCAAGTTTCTAGAGCAATGCTTGGTTATAAAATGCAAGTACCAATGGTTGAAGAATTAGCCAAACAAATTGGGGTGGATTTGGGTGATATGAACAAAACACTTTCTAATTTTGTTGATACTTCTGAACCAACCAACGAAGAACAATCGGAAGGTTAATTAAAATTAATGGGAGGGAAATCCCCTCCCATTTTTTTGTGGAGTATTAAATATGATTGAATTTATTTTTATATCCTGCATTACAACATTTAGTTGTTATGTGTTATATCATCATTTAATAAACGAATTAACATTTAATGAAATTTATGATTTAAAAATTAAAAATAAAATACCATTTTTAATGAGTAAACGCGATAAGTTGCTATTGCGTGGGCTTGAAACAATAACAGATTTGAAAAAACAATTTTTGAAAAAACAATTTAATAGTGCTAAATCAAATAAATTATATTCACTTATTTTGGAAACTTTGGCATATTACGAAACTACTAACAAAAGTGTTAATGAACTAGAAAGTTTTCTTAAACTTAAGGTTTTTCCATTAAAAAGTATTTCAAATCAATATATTAGATTAGAATATGGACACAAATATATAGAAGCGTATACCGCAATTTTAGATGATGCAATTTTGGATATTGAAAAAACTAATCAAATGTTACTTTCGCATGACGAAAAAATTGCTTCTATTGACTTAAAAGTATTAAAATCATATTATAACTAAATATAACTTAGTTTATTTTAATTACTTTTGGGGAGAGTTTATGTGAACAATATTTTAAGATTTTTATCAATTATACTTTTTTCTACAGCGACCGCAATGCTACCGTTAATACCCTCAAATGCCGCAACATTTTCTGAAGATTTGTTAAATTGGAAGATACGTTCGGTTTTAATAGAATCAACTAATTCGTATGTTTGCTATTATACTTTTGCAGCCTCTAATTTTTTTATGTCATTTACATATGATGATGATGTAAATGAGTTTGGGATAATGGTTGTGACTCCCAATTTTACTCAGTTGGGGATTCCTCTTGGACCACAGCATAATTATACCGTTGAATTTGACGGGCAACAAATGGATAATGTATTAGTTACTCATATACAACCGGGATTCATTTATCTTTTATTTCCTGATAAAAATCTAATTCAACCAAATATTACTGATTCTAGTTCTATTATACTTAAATTTAATTTGGGTGGTGGGTTGGTATTGACTTTTCCAATCGCACCAAATTATAATGCGGCCCTTGCTAAAGCTGCAGAATGTTACACCAATCCTGTATTCGATGATGATGCGACAATTGATTTAACACCGCCTTTTGACCCCAAAATACCAACTACTCAATCTAAATTAACATTGCAGGATATTCATTATCGTGCAATTCAAACGATATCTAGTTTCCCAATTATATTACCAACCAATGATTCAACTCAATCATTCTTTTCATATATTATGGGTAATTTAGAATCTGCTTATACCGTAACGGCAAATTCAAATACGATTTCGTTTCGGGATGATAATTTGATTGGGTTGTTTATGATTTCAAAACCCGGAGCAGAAATAACTTCGGAAAGATTATTATCAGCATATAAATCAAGGTTACCAACAGGCACTTGCACCACGGTTAATGCATCCTTACTAAAAGAAAATGATGACGGATTTTTGCTTAATTACATTTCTCTTTGTACTGAATTATCTGAAAATTATTTTAGTATTGGTTATTTGCTATACACGGCTAAAACAAAGCAAATAGTGGAATTTAACACATTGAGTTATCATGATAAATTTCCGTTTAATCTAGAAAATTTGGATACACTACGAATAACATTGGAAAATTTTATTAAAGGTGATTTGGGAAAGGCTTACTAATAAATACTTTTAACACACAGGAGATTTAAAGTGGATATATTAGGCCAAATACCATCAAACAACGATGTAAGAACTAAACTAGTTAGAGAAATTAAATTATCATTGGGTGATGGCATGGTTGATTTAGAACCAGATCCGGAGCATTATGATTTAGCAATAGATAAGGCCTTGGATAGGTATAGAACTAGAAGTAAAAATTCTACTGAAGAAAGTTTTATATTTTTGGAAGTTCAACCGGAAACTGCCTCATACACCTTGCCAAATGAAGTATTAGAAGTGCGAGATGTTTATCGACGCGGCGCAAGTGGGAATACCGGCGGCGGCACATTTTTTGATCCTTTTTCGGCCAGTATTACCAATTCGGTCTATGGTATTCCATATGCAAGTGGCACTTCGGGAGACTTAGTTACTTATGAATTGGCGTTACAATATCAAGAACTTGTTGGGCGTATGTTTGGGTTGGAATTGATGTACACTTGGAATAAGGTAACTAAGAAAATATCTTTTCATAGAAAATTTGCTGCTCCTGAACAAGTATTACTATGGTGTTTTAATTATCGTCCAGAATCAATACTTTTAACTTCTTATGATAGTAAACAATGGATTAGAGATTACGCCATTGCTGCCACTAAATTTATGATAGGGGAAGCTCGTAGTTTCTTTTCTTCAATTCCCGGACCGGGCGGCGGCGTAACACTCAATGGCGATACCCTAAAGAATGATGCATTGGCAGAAATGCAACGGCTTGAGGAAGAGGTTATGACACAACGTGATGGCGGCGATGAAGGATATTATTTCGTAATTGGATAAATATTGTTATATAATAATATTTTAAATTATGGTATAAATATGATTGAATTTATCAAAACCCAATTGTTGCTGGTATATAGCACTAAACGAAAAATAGCATGGATACATGATAATGGATATATGGATGAAATTAATAAGTATTTGTCGCCCATAATTCCAAGAAGTAATGAAGAAACAATATATTTATTATATAATAGTTACGAATTATGTAACGAAACCGATGAACTTAAACCATTTAAACGGGGTAAATATGTTTTTTGTTCAACTACAAATTCTGGATGTCAATGTAGAGCTAAAAGTTTTTCTGAAAAAATAAATCAACCGGAGGTCAAGTTAAAAATTCAAACTGCATTGAAAAAAGGATACTCTGAAAATTCTCTTGAAATTAAAGAAAAAAGAAAACAAACCAATTTAGACAGATATGGGGTTGAAAATCCTTTTCAATCAGAACTAGTCAAAAATAAAAGTAAACAAACCAATTTAGACAGATATGGGGTTGAAAATCCTTTTCAATCAGAACTAGTCAAAAATAAAAGTAAACAAACCAATTTAGACAGATATGGGGTTGAATACATTAGTAAATCCCAAGAAATAAAAGATAAAAAACGACAGACTTGTATTGATAAATATGGAGTTGCCAATGTTGGTTTAATTCCTTCTTCTATAGAAAAAAGAAAACAAACTAATTTGGATAGATATGGTGTATATAACGGGTCAATGAAACACTATACTACAGAACAACAACTGTTGGTTGGTAACAAATCAATTTTAAAAGAATCTCTTAAGAACAAAACATATATGCAGTTGGCCTCGGAAACCGGGGTATCTGCCACAACTTTGGCCAATTATGCGCATCATTACGGTATTCGAGAATATTACGAAAGTTCATATGAAAAAATAATAAATCATTGGCTAATCAATGATTTAAATACTACAATTTTAAATAGAACCAGGAAAATAATTTCTCCGTATGAATTGGATACTGTTATATTAGAAAAAAACTTAGCAATTGAATTTTGCGGGTTATATTGGCATTCCGATATAAACAAAGACAAACAATACCATCGTATGAAATATTTAAAATGTAAGGAACAGGGATTTTCTTTAATTACAATTTTTGAAGACGAATGGGTATTCAACGAGTATATATGTAAAAAAATAATCAAGAATAAACTTGGGTTGACAGATTTACGAATAAATGCTAGAATGACCAAAGTAGTTAACATTCCTTGGAAAACTGCACAGGTATTTTATGAAAAAGAACATATATCTGGTGCAGGATCTCCCACTAAATTAAATTATGGATTAGTTTACAATGATGATATAGTTGCTGTAATGAGTTTTGGACCCCAGCGCCGCGCCCTTGGTTCAATTTCTAAAGAAAAATGTTATGAGATTTATAGATATGCAACTATAGATGCTAATATACGGGGAGGAGCGAGTAAATTATTGACAGCTTTTGAACGTAATGTGGATGTTAAAGAACTTATTACTTTTGCAGATTTGCGTTGGGGGTCTGGTAATTTGTATAAACATCTTGGGTTTACTTTTTTATATGATACCGCCCCGAATTATTATTATTATAAATTGCCAAATTTGAAAAGATTGCATAGGTTTAATTTTACAAAACATAATATTATTAATTCTGGTGGCGACCCTACTCTTACTGAATATCAAAATATGATAAACAGTGGATATTCGCGAATATTTGATTGCGGAAACGGTAAATGGATTAAACAATATGCTTGATAAATATTTAAAATATAAAGAGTTTAATGATTGGGTATTACATAATAAACTTATGACCAAATTAATAAACACCCCTATCTTTTGTACATTAATATTAGAAGATAATAGACGTTATGAAATATTATTTTTTGATGGAGAAGTTTTCAGTTATAAATTTTTTATTTTTTCTCTAGAAATATATAATATTTCTAGATTTTATTACAGAAACAGCCAAATTAAAAATAAATCAAAATTAGAAGAACATGATAAAATTGTTCAATGTTTAATTAGAAAAAATATCATTAAAGAAGTTATAACACCCCATCCTTATCATAAAAATTCAAAACCCAAAATTATAACTGACATTGGGAATTCTTACCATGATTTTATTACAACATTAACTAATCTTGATTTTTCTAATGTTTACGAATTATTGCCTATAATTGAGAGAGCAAAAAATGAATAATATTGAAGATGGTATAATAAATTTTGCAGAAATTATAAAAGGTCGTTATAATTCTAATAATCCAAAAATTACATTTATGGTTCAAACAGACATATTTAATTCAGTAAATGTTTATAAATTTGGTATAATTAAATTAGAAGATAATAAAGTATTTGGGTGGTTATGGACCACTAAAGAACATAAAGTATATGTGCCATTTGATATTACTGATAATAATCGTAATAATGATATACAAATAAAAGTTTTTAAAAATAAAAAATCTGCGGATAATTATGCACTATGGTTAGTAATGAATGGGAGTAAAATGCAAAATGTTGAATAAATCTGATAATTTAACTAAATATTTGGGTACTCCACAGAATAATAGAGTTTCATCATTAAATGACTTTTTAAATTTGAAAGGAAAAACTATTTGGTTGATTACTGTTCCGCAATTTGATGGAATAACAGAAATGTATGCTAATTCGTTTATAACAGAATGGCATGTTGATGATTGTTATAATGTATATGGTAATAAAATATTAATTGACGATGAAATTAATAATGAATTTTCAATATATAGTCCACATGCTACCAAATTTAAAGAAAATAATAATGAAATTTATAGATATTTAATATCATTGCAGGATTATAATATTATAAATAGTGAAACGAATACTAATCATGCAGCTTTTTATGATAAAGAAAGTGCAGACACATATAGGATATGGTTATTGATGAATTTTCCTAGATCGGAAATATGTAGTTTACTCGATGACCGTATTACTCAATGCAAACTAGTTAATTGGAATAATTTTTTAAAATTTGGTTTAGAATTTAATGCAGTGGTAATATAATGAAAATAATAGCAATTTCCGGATTTATTGGCGCAGGTAAAGATACGGTTGCAAATTATCTGATTAAAAATTATGAATTTAACCGAGAATCACTGGCCAAGAGTTTAAAAGATGCAACTGCGACCATATTTAATTGGCCCAGGCATCTGCTTGAAGGGGATACTGACGAAAGTAGAAACTGGAGAGAAACAGTGGATCCATGGTGGTCAAAAAAATTAAAACTACCAAATGCTACTCCTAGGTTAATATTACAACTTATTGGCACAGAAGTATTTCGTAATAGTTTTAACCAAGATATATGGACACTTTCTTTGGAAAATAGATTATTATCTAATAAAAATTCCAATATCATCATAACAGATTGTAGATTCCCGAATGAAATTGAGATAATTAGAAAGTTATCTGGTAAATTGGTTTGGGTTAAGCGCGGCCCGTTACCGGAATGGTATAGTATGGCATTGGATGTAAACACCAATTCGCCACATTTACTGGAAGATTTTACTAAAAAATATAGAGTTCATCAATCAGAATTTAGATGGATAGGCACAAATTTTGATATTATTATTAATAACGATGATTCTTTGTCTAAATTATATGATACTATTGATACTTTTATGAATTCGGCTGATTGGCAAAAATAATCTGCATAAAATTTACTCCTTTTGATAAATAAAATAAACAGTTTATAATAACTTTTATTGTAAAGAAGGATTAAATAATGGCTTTAGTATCACCAGGCGTAGAAATACAAGTTATAGATGAAAGTATTGCAGGATCTTCCGGTCCGGGTACTATTCCTCTTATTTTTATTGCTACTCAACAAAATAAAACAATTAACACCGCTTTGGGCCCGGTATTCAATACGGTAGCTTCCGGAACAGTGACAGCAAATGCTGGCGAATTATATCTAATAACTTCGCAACGTGAATTGATACAAACATTTGGGGATCCCGTATTTTATGAAAATCAGGGCACTCCTATTCCCGGATATGAATTAAATGAATATGGGTTATTGGCGGCATATCAATTTTTGGGTATATCAAATAGAGCGTATGTAATACGAGCTGATTTGGATTTGGCACAAATGTTGCCGACTAACTTTGAACCCACAAATCCGCCATTTAGTGGTACATATTGGCTTGATTTAACCGAAACATCTTGGGGTATATTTAAAAGTGATGGTAGCTCTGTTCCCGGAACCGCATGGCAGTCGCAAATACCGTTGGTTGTTTCGAGGACGGGTCAAACAGAAAATGTGGTGGTTTCTGAAGTTGGTTTTGATGAAAATACCACAGCGGTAGCAGTTACTGGTAATTTAGAAATCAATGGGGTAATTGTATCTATTAATAATTCAGATACAATTGAGCAGGTAGCATTACTTATTAATACCGCTAATATTACATCTATACGAGCTACTGTATTACGTTACAGTGATAGATCTTGGTTAGCTATACGAAATTTGGATGCTGGTAAAATTGATATAGGTGGCGATTCAACAGTGGTAACTGGTTTAGGATTTGATAATCAGACTGTGGTTCGACACCCAAGTTTTACTTTGGGACAAAACGGTGATTTTGCGGTAATGCCAATTTTAGGTGATAATTTATATTATGAAAAAATAAGACCAACCGGTCTGCTCGGTGAATCTGATCCAGATGCTGTAGCATTTTGGTTTTTGATTGGTTCAGATACTTGGAGAAGAACTTCTACAACTGTAGCAACTGGTATTACATTAACTAATTATTTGAGTAATCCTTTGGCCTCATCGGACCAATTAACTATTTCTAATGGCGATGATTCTGTGACAATAACATTTGGGGTAGCCGATGTTAATACGTTAAACAATGTTATTGCTAAAATTAATTTAGATCTAGTTAATGCTTCGATGAATGATAAGTTTGTTTCTATGTTGGATGTTAATAACAGAATAGCGGTAGTAAACATAGAGGGCGGTAATTTAATACTTACTGGATCAACTGGTGTCACCGCTCTACTTGGTTTCACAACCACTAATATTAATAGAAATAGAGTATATTATTCCCCGCATTTTCAAGTACCTGCAGGGTCTAGATCAGGCGATATTTGGGTTAAAACTACGAACCCAAATGCTGGCGCCGACTACATTGTTAAAATTTATAGCAGAACAACAAGTTCTTGGACAACGATTCCTGCCCCATTTTATTTAAATGATGATAAAGCATTGAGTGCTCTTAGTACATCGGCCGCTCCTGGCACTTTGTATACTAGGTTTAACTTGTATGGTACAGTATCTGATCCAATAACATCACAAATATTACGTAGATACACTGGCGCCGGCACAGTTGATATTATTGGGGATAGTATTCCGGGTGTTACTACTCCGTCGTTAGTTCCTGGAGACCAATTTGTTTTGACTGTTGGTACACCAAACGGCGGCGGGCAAGACAGTCAAATAATTACTATTACTGGTTCGGGGATAGCTGACGTTATTACTGATATTAATAATTCAACGTTACCAAATATACTTGCTGATAGTGTAGGCGGATTCTTAAGAATAAGCAACACTTCCGGATACAGTTTAACTATTGGGTATTTTGATCCAAATACAAACGCTTTTGTAGATACTACCAATACTGATGATCCAATTGCATCATTGGGCTTTACTGATGGGTTAAACGCAAGTAGATTTACTGATTTAACTTATTCTGCTTCAGTTGTTGCCCCAACTACCGAAGCAGAATCGGGTAGACTTTGGTTTAATGACGATTTCTTAGCTGACATTATGGTTGGCGACGGTGACCAATGGATTGGGTTGCGAAATGCATTTCCAAGCGTAGACCCCCAGGGTGTTATTATTGCTGGCAGTGCTCCTGAATTTCAAACTGATGGTACTCCATTGGTAGAAAATGATTTATGGTTGGACGGAAGCGATTCTGAAAATTATCCGGCGCTTTATCGATACCGGGCACTAACCAAAGTATGGGAACCCATTGATACTACTGACCAAACCACACCGTTTGGTATAGTTTTTGGGGACGCTCGTTGGAGCGTTGACGGGCAACGAGATGGAGATAGAACGCAGGCTGGATTGACAAAGTCGGATTTCTTAGATCCCGATGCGCCGGATCCAAGAACATATCCCGCCGGTATGCTATTGTTCAACACAAGAGCATCCACAAACAATGTTAAAAGATGGATTCCAAATTATCTTGCAGAATTTGTTGGTCAAGAAGAATCTCCTGGTGTTCAATATTCCGTTGGGTTAAGTGACTTCCCAACCGATACTATTACTACTGCTAACCAAGGCAGGTGGGTTACTGCTTCGGGTAACGAAGTTGATGGAAGTCCGTTTATGGGTAGAAAAGCTCAAAGAAGATTGGTTATACAATCCATAGCAGCTGACATAATTAGTAATCAGGATATTAGAGCAGAAACTGCTTTTTACAACTTAATAGCAGCCCCCGGATACCCTGAACTTATTGATGAAATGGTAACACTAAATACCGACATTAAGGAAGTAGCATTTATCGTAGGCGATACTCCCGCAAGATTAGAACCGGATGGAACTAGCATTCAACGTTGGGCAACCAATGCAAATAACGTTGCAAGCACTGGTGATGAAGGATTAACGGTTGCCAATACTTATGTTGGACTATATTATCCGTGGGCATTGAGCACCAATACAAATGGCCAGGAAGTAGTTGTTCCGCCAAGCAATCTAGTTTTGCGAACCATTGCGTTCAATGATAATGTGGCATATCCTTGGTTTGCTCCTGCAGGATTTAATCGAGGATTAATTACAAATGCTGGATCAGTTGGGTATATTAATTCAGAAGATGAATACCAACCAGTAATTTTGAATCCCGGACAACGTGACACATTATATGTTAATAATATTAATCCATTAGCTTATATGCCAAACAAGGGACTTGTGGTATTTGGACAGAAAACACTTCATCCAAATGAAACTAGTGCTTTAAGTAGAGTGAATGTTGTTAGATTGATTAACTTCTTGAGATTTAACTATGATGTTATTGCTAAACCATTCTTGTTTGAACCAAATGATAAACAAACTAGAGATCAGGTAACATCAGTATTTGAAAGATTTACTGGTAACTTGGTAAGCTTAAGAGCATTATATGACTTTGCGGTTGTTTGCGACGAGAGCAATAACACTCCAGATAGAATTGATAGAAATGAATTGTGGATTGATGTAGCGATACAGCCAGTTAAAGCAATAGAATTTATCTACATACCAATTAGAATTAGAAATACTGGTGAAGATTTAACTAACTTATTGCCTGGAGTATAATATAATATAATATATATTAAATAGAAAAATAAAAAGGAGCAGAAATGCTCCTTTTTTACGAGTTATTTTTTATACCAAATCCATTTAGAATGACCACAATCCCAAACTCTATCGTACCCTTGATTTAATCTATTTTCCCATTCCGTTAAATCTGGATTGTCAAATTTAGTCTTTCTAAGATTAAACCTATAAATTCTAAATTTATAATCATTAGTGTACCAATAATTAGGAAGAGTATTACCTATAAAATTAAAACCTAATTTTTCATATAAATCGCCAATCCCCCATCTTAAATCAGAATATGAAACAACTATATCTGGATTAACATCTTTAATAAAATGAGAAAATAATTTTGATGCGCCACCCAATACTCTACCTTTAGAACAATATCTTGATAATTCATAATCATAATTAGATTTTAATTGATTTTTAGCTCTAGTTGGTCGAGTAAAAGTCATTACTGCTATTAAAACATTTTCAATATATAGACCATACTTTAAAGAAGCTGCGGTATATCCATAAATATGGTGTTGATTGATAAAATCTTTAGCAATATTGCTAGATATTTCCTTAACGACACTCTTTCTAGCATAATATTTATTACCAAATCCCAAAATAGAACTTAATCTATTTTTAACAATATCTAATTTATTAAGCCATTCATCTTCAAATATTTGAATTAAATTAATACCCTTTTCTAAACATTTATTTCTTTTAGTTAAGTGATAAAATTTGCCCTTACCATTTTTTTCAGAATGCCAATACAATCCATTATATTCAATACCAATATTATATTCTGGCAGTAAAAAGTCTATTTCAAAATTATTTGAAAGAATAGATTTATCACCTCTAATAATTTTAATTCCTAAAGAATTAATGTAATCATATAATTCATTTTCTGTTTTAGAATTAAGAGTTGGATAGCATCCTCTACACATTCTTTGATGATGATATGATTTAATACTTCGGGTATGAATGGTATTACATTTGTTGCAAGACAACTCCACTAATCCATCATTATATGATAATGTTGAAAAATCCAACTCTTTAAAAATTTCTTTATATTTTTCAATTGTTCTTAAGGCTAATTTTTCATAATACCCATTATTAACTTTAGTAATAATAGCTTTTTTTGCTCTTTCCTTTAATTCATCTGTATTTTTTCTAGCATAACTTATCATAGATTGACTAATTTTTTCCTTAGTTTCTTTGGGTAATTTTAATCCTACTTGGGGATGTGTATTCTGTTCATGCCATTTCCTATGACGTAAAATACCACTTTGACTTAATTTATCTTTTGTTTCTTTTGTTTGTGCTATTCCTTTATTCCAAGGAACAATAATTTGTTTAGATTTAGTGTCTTTAATTTTTTGTTTAATTGATTCTGAACGTGATACCCCTTTACGCAATTCATTAGCTTTTTTACTTCTTTCGCTAAAAAATTCTAATATTTTCTTATCAAATAATTCACTATCGGGATATTTTTCTTTATATTGAAAAGTAGTTAAATTATGGGCAAATTTAAGATGACGATTAGTTATCTGTTTAAATTCTTTTTCACATTCTAAGCATTTTACCATAATTTTTCCTGGATAAATATAGTTATTCAACTAAATTATATTATAGTAAATATTTATGTTTTTCAAATTTAATTTATAATTGACAGCAAAGTCATAAAATAATATAAATAAGGGGATTAAATCCCCTTATTTTGTGAGTAAAATGAAAAATAAAATTTTAGAGGTATTATCAGAAACACCTCGCAAAGGTTGGTCTAGAAAAATAGCCAAAACATCGGATTTTATTAGTTGGTTAAACCTAATATATCCAAATATACATATTTCAGAACAATTGATATTATTATACAATGATCAATCAAATCCTCCAAATTGCCCAGTGTGTTCTAATAGAATTAAATTAACAGGGGTAATATATAAAAATACTTGTTCTAGAATTTGTGCTGAACAATTAAAAAAACAAACAGGCCAAAAGGCCAAAGAAATGGAAAAAGCTAAACAAACTAATATTAAAAAATATGGTGAAACTAGCCCAGCCAAAACAAGACAATTTCAGGAAAAACGATTAAAAACTATGATTAATAAGTATGGTGATGTAATTTCGCCAAAACATAAGGAAATCTTAGAATTATCTAAATCTAAAGCATATTTGACTAGAAAAAATAATTTGTTAGAAAATCATGGAGTAGAAAATATTAGTTCTTTAATTGAAACAAAAGAAAATAGAAAAAATACATACTTGATAAAATACGGGGTTGAACATTATCACCAGTCAAGCGAATATAAAGAAAAAATTAAAAATAGAAAAATAGATAAAATAGAAACTTTAAATTCCGATATAATCGTTATTTCTTTTGATAATATAACAAATTATAAAACGATGGGTATTACATATACATGTAAAAAATGTTTAATTCAAGAAACTATTCCTATGGTTACGTTTAATTATAGATCTATTAATTTTAATACGCCTTGTTCTAATTGTGGTAATTTTAATAAACCTTGGTCTAATGGTGAAAAAGAATTATTATCCAACATACGAGAATTTTATAAAGGCGAAATAATTACTAATAAAAAAATAATACCGCCATATACTTTGGATATGTTCATTCCTGAATTTAATTTAGCAATAGAATATAATGGATTGTTTTGGCACTCTGAACGTGGTGGCGGCAAATCACCAAATTATCATAAAATAAAAACTGATTTATGCAGAAGTAAGAATATAAGATTACTTCATATTTTTGAAAATGAATATAAAAATTCAAAAGAAATAATATTGGAAAAGATAAAAAATATTGTAGGTTTATCAGATAAAGGGGTTGGTGCTAGAAAAATAATTATTAAAGAGATTTCATCAATTGATGGTAATATATTTTTGAATAAATTTCATATACAAGGCGGCGTTCCGGGAAGTAAATTTTTGGGTGGTTTTAATAATGATCAATTAATTTCAGTATTAGCATATAAAAAAGTATCAAATATCTTAGATATAACCAGATATGCTAATGATTTTAAAATATATCCTGGATTATTTTCAAAATTTTTAAGTTATATTAATAAAAGTATAGAATACGATAGAATTATTACCTTTGCTGATTTGCGTTATAGTTATGGTAATTTATACCAAAAAACTGGTTTTGATATTGAATATGAAATTAATTCAGGGTATTATTATACCGATTATATTAATTTTTATCATAAATTTAATTTTAGAAAAGAAAATATTAGAAAAAAATTTAATATTGATATTAGTAATAAAACTGAAAAAGAACTCATGGAAGAATTGGGGTTTGATAGAATTTGGGATGCCGGCAAAATAAAATTTACAAAAATAAATTAAACTTACTACAATGGCCAATGATTAAAAAATGTTTTCTTATCAGTTTTTTTGGCATATTCTATGGCTCGTTCTAAATCTTCCGGAGTATTTACTTCTGGTGGTAATTGATCAGTTGTTAATGCACCTATTTGCAAATCGTTTTCTAAAAATCTAAGTTGTTCTAATTTTTCTAATTTCTCATAGCTACTTGGGTTAAGTTTGTGTATTTTTAATAATGTTTTAGTCTTGAACGAATAAATTCCAACATGTTGCAATCCGTGTATGGCAGCTCTAACAAACCAATGTGCTCTGCCTATTTGGTAACTTATTAAATTATCCGTTACTACACATTTATCTTCAAAAGAAACAATGGCTTTTACAGTGTTTGGGTTGCGTATTTCTTCATCAGGCATATTATGAACAAGTGTACCAACATCATATCCTATATTTAACGGAAACAATACTCTTCTAATATTTTCACCATCTATGAATGGTAAATCTCCTTGAAGGTTAATAACTCTTGTATAACTAAAATCATTTAATAAAGCAAATGCTTCAGCTACTCTGTCAGTTCCTGATTGGCAACTTTCGCTGGTTTTAATTGTGTTAATTTTATATCTTTTACAGTGAGCAATTATTTCGTCACTGTCACTAGTGACTATTACGTCACCAATATTTGCCTCAATTGCTCGTTCATATACACGCCTTACTAGGGTTTTACCATTAATATCTGCTAGTGGTTTATTTGGCAAGCGAGTTGATGCACCGCGCGCAGGTATAATAATAAGATTTTTCATATATTTCTCCTAATGTTAAAAATATTATAAAAACTTATTGACATGTTATCAATATTCATGTAGGATATAAAAAGTTAGAAAATATCGCATTTGAACTATTATTTGCGGATATTAACTAAATACTTAATACAAAAAATGTTAAAAAGAATTGAAAAAACTTGTTGACATTAGATCGAAGCTTTGTTAAGCTTAAAGAAGTTAAAGAGCCGCTGTTGTTGGGTTATCGTATAACACAGAAGAAGTTATGGTTCTGCGGAATGCATAACACTTAGTAGAAAAGACGTAACACCACCGCAAACACTGACCAAATGGTCAAACCAACGGCGATATTTGCTCTTCAATCTGGCAGGAACACAGATTAATATGTTCCGGGTGGTTAACGGTACTCTACTGAGTTTATTAGAATAAAAATGCAACTTTAAGGTCGAATTAAAACGGTTATCGTATTGGAACAAAACATCGTTTTAAACAACCTTATCTTAAAGGAGGCTATTATGGCAAAAAGAATAACAACCCAGCACGAAGTAATCAAGGGTCGTGAGTCAGAAATGACTCAAAACTCCAATGGCGCTTTTGTATTCGCCATGGATGATTGGAAGCAGTTGGAACGCTTCTTAGTTCTCGGTACTGAAGGTGGTACATATTACATTAAAGAAGAAACACTTACCAAGCAGAACGCGCTTGCTCTTCTTCGCTGCCTTGACGAGGATGGCAAAAGAGTAGTAAAGATGGTAGCGGATATTTCAATAAGCGGAAGAGCTTATAAGAATAATCCTGCTATTTTTGCTTTAGCCCTTGCTTCCGCGCACACCAATCTTGAAACACGTCAGGCAGCTTTTGATGCACTACCAAAAGTAGTTAGAACTGCAACTCATCTTTACACCTTTGCTCACTACATGCAATCATTTCGTGGTTGGGGTAAGGCTGCTCGTAAGGCTGTGGCAAAGTGGTACACTGAAAAGAGCGTAAAAGACTTAGCTTATCAAATGATTAAGTATCAGCAGCGTGATGGATGGACACACAAGGATATTATCCGTCTCGCGCACCCTGTTGCTAACTCGCCCGAACAGGAAGCCCTATTCAGATGGGCGGTTGCTGGTCAAAACGGTTTGAGTGATACAGTGCGTAAGATCAAGAAGAATGGTGTGATGGTAACAGAAACACGTTCTGATCTTTCTGCAAACATTCACGCTCAAATTTCAGCTTTTGAAGAAATGAAAAAGCTGGGTGAACAGGACGTTAAGTCTGCGATCAAGTTGATTGAAGAACATGATCTTCCCCGTGAAGCAGTATCAACACATTTCTTGAATGATGCAAGTGTATGGAACGCGCTTCTAAAGCGTATGCCAATGACCGCAGCTATTCGTAACCTTGGTACAATGTCAAAGAATAAAGTATTTGATATTGCAGAAGCTAAGAACAAAGTTCTTGAAATGCTAACCAACAAGGAACACTTAATGCGCTCTAGAGTGCATCCAATGCAAATCTTGATTGCTCTAAAAACATATGAGCAGGGTAAAGGTATGTTGGGCAAGAACACTTGGGCTGTTGACAGAGACATTCTTTCTGCTCTTGATGAAGCATTCTACAAGGCCTTTGTGAATGTTACACCAACCGGCAAGAGAATACTTTTGGCACTTGACGTTTCGGGTAGTATGACTGGGTTGGGAACAACTCCAATCCAGGGCTTGACTGCCCGTGAAGTTACCGCTGCTATGAGTTTGATTACTCTTTCGGTGGAGGAAAATGCAGAGGTTGTGGGCTTCCAGAACAGATTAGTTAAATTAAATATTTCATCTAAGATGAAACTTCCGGCTGTTATGAAGAAGATAGATAATCTTCCTTTTGGAAGCACCGATTGCGCTGCACCTTTTTCTTGGGCTAAGGAAAACAAGAGAGAATTCGACGCATTCTGTGTTTACACTGATAACGAAACTGGTAGTGGAAGTTATTGGGGTAGATCTAGAGCAAGTGCTCAACCTGCTGAAGCATTAAAGTCTTACCGCAAATTAACTGGTATCCCTGCGAAAATGGCAGTTATTGCTACTGCCGCAAACAACTTCAGCATTGCTGATCCCAAGGATTCAGGAATGATTGACGTTTGTGGATTTGATGGTACGATTCCTGCTATGTTGGGCGATTTTATTAGAGACTAATAACTTCTAATTACTAGATATTAAATTAGAAAAAAAGAGCGATAATCGCTCTTTTTTCTTCTTAGAATGTGATACACCATTCTTTTTTACCGGCATCCCAAATTCTATCAAACCCCAATTCAATCATAGCAGATTTTTCGGTATGATTGGTTAAATCTAAACCAAATTTTTTTTCAATTAATTTTCGCCTAAAATTAAATCTATGGTACACGTTTTGATAATCGGTGTAGTAGTAAGTAACGGGTAATTCTTTAGAAAATGTAAAACCATTTTTAAGGTATACATTGCCATTACTAATTCTATTATCTGAAAAACTTTTAATCCATTTTGGATTATATTTTATGGCGAAATGTTTTATCATTTTGCTGAATAACCCGGGGACAGGTTGATTAATGGAAAATCTAGTTAATTCATACCCATCTTTTTTGGGTTGAAATGTCATTACACCCACTAATTCTAAATTATTCCAAGCACCTATTCTTATTCCTTGCTGTGGAGTTTTTCCTTGTATATGATTTTGGTTTAAAAATTCATTCGCTAATTTGGGAGATATTTCTGATAGAGTAACTTTTCTAGCACCTATTTTGGATTTTTGTAATTTTAATTTATATTTTAACATTTTCTCTATTACAGAAAAATTATCTCTGATTTCATTTTCCCAAAATTGAAGCAAGTTAATACCATTTTGTTCAGCAAGATTAAATTTGTTTTTATGATATTTTATATCTGGTTTTTGTTTTTCACTGTGCCAATATAGTCCATGTAATTCTATTCCTAACTTATAATCTGGCAAATAAAAATCTAACTCTAAAGGTGATATAATTTTTCTATTATTTTGCGAAAAAATAATATTATTTTCTTCTAAAAAGTCTTTGATGATGACTTCCGGATAACTCATTTTATTTAATGATATTTCTAAATTTAATTCATGTTTATAGAAATGTGATAAAAATGAAGTTCTATCTAGATTCAAAAATTTAATGATTTTAGTAGTATTTTTATCATTATCTATTATAATTTTTTTAAGTTTTTCTTTATTTTTTAAGATGTCTTCAATGTCCTTGCCCAAGGTAATATATTGTTGGTGAGTAACACCATATTTTTCAACTAAAGTATTTTTTCTTTTATTATTTGCTTCGACTGAGTTTTTACTTAATTGGTTTTCTGGTAATAATAAAATACACTCTACGCCATATTTTTCTTGAACTGTTTCTTTTTGTCTATTCTTTATTTCTGTATTTTTGGTTGGATTATCAACGCCATATTTTTCTAAATTGGTTTGACGGAACTTTTCTAATCTATTTTTCTTTTTTTCTTCAGAAAATTCTTTGTACTTTTCTAATCTATTATTTTTGGCAAATTCTATGTAACAAGAGCAAGATTTTGATACAGCACAAAATCTTTTATATCCTGCATTTTTGTCTATAAATTTTAATGGCTTATTTAATTCGCATTTTTGCCTAGCTAACGGATTACCGCCCAAGTATAATAATTCATTTATTGGTCTATTGCCGTATAATTCTATTAATTTGGGTAATAGCCATGGGTGTGACTTAACCGCTTTATTGTGTTTTTGCGGTATTAATTCTAAAATTTTATCACATTCTATTTTAATTTGTTCAATCATATTAAAATAATAGCATACTTTTTAGAAAAACTATAAATATATTTAATATTAAATCCTTTAGGAGATCGTAATGGCAGGATTAAAAACTTTATCTAAATTTGGTGTACCTATATTTTCCACCGGTGCTGCGGCAGGTAAAATCGGTATGTTGCAACCCAAGCCAGCGTATCGTTTTAGAGTACGTGTCTTAAACTTTGGTGATGAACAACAGTTAGAAGATTTATCAAGGCAGGTAGCGACCGCTTCTAGGCCCAAATTAGATCAAACACCTGTACCTGTTGATAGTTATAACTCAAAAGCATATTATGCAGGTAAACACGAATGGCAACCGATTGAAGTCACTGTTCGTGATGATATCACTAACAGAGTAACAAGATTAGTTGGTCAGCAAGTTCAAAAACAACTAAATCATTTTGAACAAACCGGATTTGCTGCTGGCATAAATTATAAATTCAATATGTATATGGAAATGTTGGACGGCGGAAACGTCAAGGTATTGGAAGAGTGGTTTTTAGAGGGCTGTTTTTTGAGCAATGTTGATTGGGGCTCACTTGATTATGGAAATAGTGACCCAACTATGATTACGATGAGTATTCGTTATGATAACGCTCAATATGCTGGTGAAGATGGTGATGACAGAAGCGTATTCCCACTTATTCCGTTCAATAACGTACCAGGCAATAGCCCAGGAACAATTGGTTAATAACTTATTGATAACAATATATTTTTATTATTAATATTCTCAATTTTTATAGAATAATTATGCCAGAGGAAACTTTGGCATAATTCATGATAAACCAATCAATAATTAAATATGTATAATATTTCTAAAATATAAATATTAACATTAATAAAAGGATAACAATGCCATTATTTAGTGACGTTTTAAGAACATTAACCAACGTATTGCCAACTACTGCCGCAGAACCTTCGACTATTTTTAGAGATTCTAGAACAGCGGCTAGAATGTGGGGTATGAAAGATGCTAATTTGGATCGTCTACCAAGACCCAAATTCTTATTTACGGTTAACTTTA